GAGTTTAATTTTAAGATGGAAAATATAAAAATAATACCTGGTGCATATGATGTTGTAATATCTTCTAAGTTACTTTCTGAGTTTACTAATACACAATACAATCTTAAATATTTTATTGCACTAGAACCTGATTCAACTTTTACAGAATGAATAACATAGGATTAGAAGTCGTATTCTGGACAGTATTGTCAATCTATCTTCTATCAAAATTTGGGGTCTTTAAGAAGTGAACTATTCACTCACTGAAGAAGAATGGGAATGTGTTAGGGTATGTGTATCAAACGCACCTATACCTTATGATATTACTATGAAAAAAATACCTGGTGACATTCTAGCAAAGATAGGTCAACCAAAACCACGTAAGGGTGAAGCATTAGAGATCCCATACTATGATTTGACACCATACGGAATTAAACCTTTAACATGAGAAAAAGACTTGCAGTTATGTGTTCTGGCAATGGAACTAACTTTGAAAATATTGTTAGATCTTGTAAGGAACATGAAGTTGTGTTGATGCTATACAATACTAAAGGTTGTGGGGCATCACGTAGAGCAACAAAATTAGGAATTCCTTCTGCATACTTTCATAGTAGTGAAGAAGATAAGATGATGAGCGAGTTAGCTTGGGCAAGAGTGGATTATATTATTCTTGCAGGATGGATGAGAATATTATCTGAAGAATTTGTTAACCAATTTCCTAATCGTATAATTAATGTACACCCATCATTATTACCAAAGTATAAAGGTATGCATGCTGTAGAACAGGCAATGAGAAGTGGAGATAAAGTTACTGGATGTACAGTACATTATGTAAATGAAGAATTAGATGGAGGAGAAGTAATCAAGCAAGCAGAGGTTCCAATATTTAAAACTGATACTGTTGAGAAATTAACAAAAAGGATACAACAAGAAGAGTATCGTATTTTACCTGATGTTATTAACAAACTACCATGAAACTAACTGAACCTAGATTTACCGTTGATGGAAATCAATACGCTCCTGATTTACATAAGAAACCTACTGAAAATTTAGAGACACTTATGAAAGCATTAACTGAGATGTTAGATGATACGAGTCAGGAGAATAAAGAAACAATAGCATACCTTTTAGGATGTAGAGATATTGTTGATTATCTGAGAACAGGAAAACTGCCGAGTGAAAAAAATTACACTCCTATAAAAACAGATACTGGATTACAATTCAAAGAAAAGGTTACTTTTATTCCAAGATACTTATGAAACTCACACAAGAAATTATTGACAAGATTCAAGAGGCAATGTTACATACTAAAAAGGATGGTAGCATTAACTGGAAAGATGAAGATGAAATTGAGGTACAATTAGCAGGAACATTTGCTGCAGATAGATTTATTGTAATTAAGAATAAATCTAAAAACCCTGTTGTAAGTGCTGCTCCACATCCATACTATGATTATGAGAAGAATGTATTTACTAAAGATGGTAGAGAAGAATATATAAAAGAACAGGAGGATCTAAAAAAATGATTAAAATTTATGCCACTTGTGTTGTTGGTGCTATTGCATGGTGTGCTACAGCACAGGCACAACCTTATGCTAATATAGAGATGAATCGTATTTATCCAAAGGGTTCTTATGTAACAACACAATATGAGATGCAAATAGGATATAGAAAAGTAAATGAAAAATCAAGTTGGTATACCACAATAGGACCTGTTTTAACTGATGTTCAGTTTAATGATGGTCTTATAAAAGAACTAGGTGGTTTTATTGGTGGTGATATTGAAATAAATGGAGATGTCACATTGTATGGTGAGTTATTTGGTGCTACTGATGAGACAGTTATTGTTAAAAGTGGTGCTGAATTTACTTTTTAATTAAAAAATGGACGAAGAATACTTACAAGAACAAATTATAACACAGATTGAAGTTCTAGCCGAAGAATTAGGTGGAACTCTAAAAAGGAGCACACAAAATTACAGGGGTAGAATATCTAAGGTCATATCGATAGAATATGATGTACACGATATGTAAAAATTATTAAATTTATTGCTAAACAATAAATCTGTTGTTATAATAAGATTAAGAAATTAATTATTATGAACATATTTGTGACTGATCCCTGCCCTCATAAGTCAGCAGAGGTTCTACCAGACAAACACATTGTTAAGATGCCACTTGAGACTTGCCAAATGTTGGCAGTAGTTTACTCGAAGTGGTATTTTAATTGGGGAGATGAACTCCTACACAAGAAGGATGGTAATCCTTACAACACAAAGAAAGGAGCGTTCAGAGGTCATCCTTGCACCGTATGGGCAGCAGAAGACTATAAGAACACTGCTTGGTTAATTGCACACGGTGTTGCTTTGTGTTATGAATACTATAAGAGATATGGAAAAGTACATTCTTGCTCTGATACAGTAAATGAAGCAAGACAAGTATTTCTTAAGTACTCTAATCAAGAAGACCTTACTAGTAGTAGGGAAGTAAAAACATTCGCATTCGCAGGTCCTGATGAGTTTAAATATAACACAAGCTATGACACTTTTACTGCTTACAAAAATTACATTAGCAGCAAACCTTGGGTTGCATCTAATTATCTTCGTGACCCATCCAAAAAACCAGATTGGTTATGACTAAATTAATCGAAAATGACGACCCACAATATTTCGAGCAAACTGATTATGGGGATTATGATCGTCACCATTACAAAATAGTTTGCCCAACTAAAAGTTTTGTGGTAGAATCATGGAGTGAAGTTCAAGAATTTTGGTGGAATAATTGTAATTCACCTTCTTTTGATGGAACAGTTATTCACGTTCTTGATAAACCAAAAACTAAAAAACAATCTAAAGGTTTTAAATAATGAATCCAATTGAAACAGACAGAATCGCAACTGCACTTGAGAGAATTGCAGAGGCATTAGAGCATTTTAATATTGAACATGCTCACATTGATGATATTGACCACAACCATATTGAAGGTGATGTAAACACTCACGCTAAAACTTGGTAATGAAAGAATTTGATTATGAACTCGATTACAAGAGACTTGATTTTACAGATGAGGAAACTCGTAAACTTTATCGTATTGGAAGGGGAGAGCAAGGAGTTCTACTGGTTCGCCCTTATACTAACGATATCTGTGCTCATTGGAGATTTAAGACTCCAGAGATTGCAGTAGAATCTGCAAACCATATTTACGGTATGTATCTTGATTACCGTGATGAAAAGGATTTCATCGGTATGGATATGTGTCGTAAGTTTTTAGAGATGGGTTTTACACGTTCAAGACGTTATGCCAATCATCATACAGGAAAGAAATATGATGATGAAGGTAATGTAAGACCCCAAGAACCAGACCATGCTACTTGTCATTTTGCTAAATCCGCACAAATATTTAAGAAAGTTAGAGATTTGGTGGCAAAAAATCCTACATATGTTAGAATGAGAAAAACGTGGAGGAACAACGAATGATTTTTCTGTCTAACCCATCTGTGTATACATTACCTGGTACTTGGGAAGCACAACCAATGGTTCCAGTTGAATTGATATTCAGCACAACAGTTGCTATCGGAACATTTGGTTTAGTTGTAGGTATGATAGCAGCTATGTCAATCGTTAAGATAAGAAGAAAAAAAGCTTAGAACAAACTTTTATTATGAACTATGAGTGACTTTATATGGGTCGAAAAATACAGACCCAAAACTATTGAAGAATGTATCTTACCTAAAAGAACAAAACAAACTTTTCAAGACTTTGTTGAAAGGGGAGAGATACCAAATATGTTATTGTCAGGTCCACCAGGTATTGGTAAGACTACAGTAGCAAAGGCATTATGTCACCAATTAGGAGCAGACTATTATGTCATTAATGGATCGGATGAAGGACGTTTTCTTGACACTGTTAGGAACAATGCGAAGAACTTTGCGTCTACGGTATCTCTTACGAGTGACTCGAAACATAAAGTCATTATCATCGACGAAGCAGACAATACCACTTCCGATGTACAACTACTTCTCAGAGCGAGTATTGAGGAGTTCTCAGGGAACTGTAGATTTATTTTCACCTGCAATTATAAAAACAAAATCATTGAACCTCTCCATTCTCGGTGCAGTGTTGTTGATTTCTCTATACACAAAAGAGATAAACCAACAATCGCAGCACAATTCTTCTCAAGATTAACTCAAATTTTAGAAGACGAAAAGATAGATGCCGATAAGAAAGTTGTAGCAGAATTAATTAATAAACACTTTCCTGATTGGAGAAGAGTGTTGAATGAGTGTCAGAGATACTCAGTAAGTGGTAAGATAGATAGTGGTATATTAGCAGCATTCTCAGATGTATCTGTGAATGACTTAATGAAGAACCTCAAGATGAAGAACTTCTCTGAGGTTCGGAAATGGTGTGTAGATAATCTTGATAATGACTCAGGTGTATTGATGAGACGAATATACGACTCATTATACGAAGTGCTTGTACCAGGCACAATACCTGCAGCGGTCTTGATTATTGCAAAGTATCAATATCAAATTGCCTTTGTAGCAGACCAAGAAATTAACTTATTAGCCTGTTTAACTGAAATTATGGTGGAGTGTGAATTTAAATGACCGTTAAATTAATCCGAATGTGGTCTGGTGAAGATGTCATTGCAGACATCGTTGAAGAGACTACCGATTCAATAGTAATCACAGACCCAATTGTGGCAGTACCGTCACAACAACAAGGGCAAATTGGATTTGCTCCTTGGTCTCCTTTACTTCAAAAAGATAAACTTGAAGTTACTAAAAAATATCTAGTGTATATTGGAGAACCTCAAGCAGAAATTATCGAACAATATAATACAATGTTTGGTAAAATAGCAACACCTACTAAAAAATTAATTTTGTAATGTCTAAATCAAATTTTGCTAAAACTAAAGCACAAATTAAATCCTATCAGTATTATATCTTCTGGGGTGCCTGTACCTTTGCTGTAATGGCAGGACAAATTTTTGTTGGTGCAGGATATCGTTCAATGTCTCAAGAGGTTAAAGACCTCACAGAGGTGATACAGATACAAATTGAACTTGAAGAATTAAGACAGAATAGAAGTGCCATCATCTACTAAATCATATAAAACACCTCTAAGATATCCTGGTGGCAAGTCTCGTGCTTGCAAAAAAATGGAACCATTTTTTCCAGACCTTAGAGATTACTCTGAATATAGAGAACCTTTTTTGGGTGGTGGTAGTGTAGCAATTCATATTGCGAAGAAGTACCCTCATCTTAAAATTACGGTAAATGATTTATATGAACCCTTATATAACTTTTGGATTCAACTTCAACAATTTGGAACCGAACTAAAAGATATATTACTTGAATATAAATCTCTTCATCCTGATCCAGATACAGCGAGAAAATTATTTCTTGAATCAAAACAATTAGTTAATGATCAAACTATTGATGGTTTAGATCGTGCTGCTAGATTTTACATTGTCAATAAATGTTCTTTCAGTGGACTAACAGAAAGTTCTTCATTTTCACAGCAAGCATCTAACTCTAATTTCACAATCAGAGGTATTGAAAAGTTGCCTGGTTATCAAGAAATAATATCTGGTTGGAATATCAATCAATATTCATATGAATATTTGATGAAAGAGAATATTCATGATGGAATCTTTATGTATATGGATCCTCCATATGATATAAAAGATAATCTATATGGTAAGAAAGGTTCAATGCATAAAAGTTTTGATCACGACAAATTTGCCACTGATTGTGAGGAACATAACAATATAAAAATGCTAATTAGTTATAATTCTGATCAGTTAGTTAAAAATAGATTTAAAGACTGGAAAGCGAGTGAGTTTAAATTAACTTATACAATGCGTTCAGTTGGAGAATATATGAGAGAACAAAAAACAAGAAAAGAATTACTTCTCTTCAATTACAATACAGGAGTATTTTAATGGACGAAAGACCATCAGACATGTATCAGGACATGATGAAACTTAATATGCTCTATGAAGAGATGTGTTGGGATAATGAGGATATATTAGAATTTTATCCTGACTATGATAACAATACAATTATCATAAGAAACAAAACTATGGATGAGGAACAAATTAACGGATAGTATGTCAGAATTTATTCAACGTCACATCGGTCCTTCTCAAGAGGATCAAACAAAAATGTTATCTGATCTTGGTGTATCAACTATTGATGAACTTGTAAGACAGATAGTCCCAGATTCAATTCTACTTCGTGGTGATAGTAATTTGCCAGAAGGATGTAGCGAACATCAAGCACTCGCAGAATTAAAAGATATTGCTTCACATAATATTGTCAAGAGAAGTCTAATCGGACAAGGATATTATGGTACGATTACACCACCAGTGATACTACGAAACGTATTTGAGAATCCTGCTTGGTACACTTCTTACACACCATATCAGGCAGAGATATCACAGGGTAGATTAGAAGCACTATTCAACTATCAAACATTGATTACAGAACTAACTGGGCTTCCAGTTGCAAACGCATCATTGCTAGATGAAGGAACTGCTGCTGCAGAGGCAATGATACTCGCATATAATCAAGGTAAGAAAAAAGATTTTATAGTTGATGATAAAATTTTTCCACAAACATTAGAAGTTTTACAAACAAGAGCGAGACCATTAGGCATCAACATTGTCAAGACTGATTTAGATAGTTCAATATCCATATCTTCTTTTGCTGATGCTTTTGGATTTATTACACAACTACCAAATAGTCACGGTAGTCTCAAACATCGTGATGGAGTTTTAAGACTTGCAGAAACTTGTAAGTGTATGAAGATTGCAATCGTTGATCCATTGGCACAGGTTCTAATGCAACCTGTAGGTGAAATGGGTTTTGATGTTGCAGTTGGAAGTATGCAAAGATTTGGTGTGCCAATGGGATTTGGCGGGCCACACGCAGCATTTTTTGCAACGACAGATAAGTATAAAAGAAAAATACCTGGTAGAATTGTAGGGCAGTCCATAGATGCTCAAGGTAATAAAGCATTAAGACTTGCATTACAGACCAGAGAGCAACATATAAGAAGAGATAAGGCGACATCTAATATTTGCACAGCACAAGCACTACTCGCAAATATGGCAGGATTTTATGCTGCATATCATGGGGCAGAAGGTCTTAAGAAAATTGCAACTCGTATCTTAACCTATCGTGAAGTTTTAAGGAAAGGATTATTCTGGTTAGGTATTGATGTAGATGATACAGAAGGTTTCGATACAGTTAGATTTAAAAGTTTTCTTGCTGTTGAAGGATACAATGTTCGTTATGAAGATGACCATACTATCATTACTTTAGATGAACTTACAACTCTTGATGAAATCAAAGAATTATTAAATTCACAACAAGACTTTATTAACAAAGATGATACTATTGATCATATTGTTGATGCAGTTGGAAATTGTAAGTGGAAAGATGTCCCAGAGAGAACTAAACCTTGGTTAAGACAAGAAGTTTTTAATCGCTATCATAGTGAAACTGATATGATGAGATACATCACTGAATTAGTATCTAAAGATTTTTCACTTGTGAATGGTATGATGCCACTTGGTAGTTGCACTATGAAACTCAATGCTGCATCAGAATTGATGCCAGTAAGTTGGAATGAGTTTGCGAATATGCATCCATTCGCACCCGACAATCAAACACTTGGTTATCAAAGAATTATGTTTGATTTGCAAGAATGGTTATGTGATATAACTGGATTTGCTGAAGTATCATTACAACCAAACGCAGGTTCACAGGGAGAGTATGCAGGTCTACTAGCAATACAAGAATATCATCGAAGTAATGGTGATACAAATCGAAATGTTTGTTTGATACCTACAAGTGCACACGGAACTAATCCTGCATCAGCAGTGATGGCAGGTATGAAGATTGTTCCTGTTAAGTGCGATGATGAAGGTAATATTGATCTGAAAGATTTGGAAAAGCAAGCACTTATGAATTGTCTTGAGTTGTCTTGTATTATGATTACATATCCATCAACTCACGGTGTATTTGAGCCAACGATAAGAGACATTTGTAGAATTGTTCATGAAAACGGTGGACAGGTTTATCTTGACGGTGCAAACTTAAATGCACAAGTTCTATTAGCAAAACCAGGTGAGTATGGTGCTGATGTATGTCATATGAATTTACATAAGACTTTCTGTATTCCTCACGGTGGAGGCGGTCCTGGTGTAGGTCCGATTGGTGTTGCAGAACATCTTGTTCCTTTTATGCATCATCGTGTATCAGCAGCAGTTCAAGGTAGTGCATCTATCTTACCAATAAGTTGGATGTATATTCGTATGATGGGTGCTGATGGATTAAGAAAAGCAAGTGAAGTATCTTTACTTACAGCAAACTGGTTAGTGCATCGTATTGAACCATTCTTTAATGTATTATACAAAGGTGCAAACGGAAGAGTCGCACACGAATGTATATTTGATGTAAGACATTTTGATGGTATTAGTGCTGAAGATGTTGCAAAAAGATTAATGGATTATGGTTTTCACGCACCGACATTATCTTGGCCAGTTACAGGAACAGTAATGGTTGAACCAACTGAAAGTGAATCTTTATATGAACTTGAAAGATT